CTAAGGGAAGATCAGAACCGCAAGAAAAAAACTGCAGATCAAGAAAGAAGGAAAGGGGAAAGGTCAAAAAGAAAAGGTAAAGAAGATAAACTTGAGAGTGGTATCTTCAAAGGTTTGGTAAAAGGTGTTCAAAAAGTATTGAAACCAGTAGAAGGTATATTGAGTCGTATTCTTAAATTTATTGGAACAATTTTAATAGGAAAAATTCTCCAAAAAATAGTTGATTGGATGAGTGATCCTAAGAACGAAGGAAAACTTGAAGCAATAGGAGATTTTTTAAAGAACACTTGGCCATTATTACTTGCTGCATATCTGTTATTTGGAAATAGTCTTGGTAGATTTGCAACTAAATTAATTGGAAACGTATTAAAATTTAGTGTAACATTATTAAAAAAGTTAATACCTGGATTATTAAAAGGTATTAAAAGACTTGGATTAAAAAAATCCCTAGGAGTAGGTGCTCTTGTAGTGGGAGGTGGGATGCTTGCTGGTCGTATATTTGATGGTGGAGAAGACGATAAGCAACCCGCACCAGGGAAGGATGGTGCTGACGGAAAAGATGGAAAGGATGCGCCACCTAAAGAAATGTCTAAGGGAGGTACAGTCCCTGGTTCAGGAAATAAAGATACTGTTCCTGCCATGCTCACACCTGGTGAGTATGTGATGAGTAAAGGTGCCGTTCAAAAGTATGGAAGAGGCACCATGGAATCTATGAATGCCATGGGTGGTGGATCTGGAATACCATCCTTTAGTAATGGTATGATGTATGCATCATCGGGTGGTGAAGTTCCTACAAACAAAGAACCTGGTGGAAGAAATAAAACAAAATCTGATGATGAAGGTGGTGGACTACTTGGTAGTATAGGAAAAATGTTTGGTCTTGGAAAACCATCCACTATACAATCTAGTCCGACTAAAGATGATGATAAAAATAAAGAAAGTGGTGGTGGAAGTTTAAAAAATCTTACAGGACAAGATTTTAGAGATTTAGCATTTATTGTTAGTGCAGAGGCACAGAGGGGAACTGATGATGAGTATGGTGTTTCTGCTGCAGTTTTGAATAGAGTTGCTGATCCTGCATGGCCAAGTACGATAAAAGCAGTTGGATCTCAAGCAGGTCAATTTGAGGCAGTTTATAAAGGACTTGCAAAAGATGATCCAGAATTAGCAGCAAAACTTGCATCTCCAGAGGGGCAGGCAAAGATTGTTGAGGCAATGAAAAAATTAAAAGGTAGAACTGACTTTAAAGGAACAAGTCAGTATGAAAATATGGGTAAAGGTGATATAAAATTCTCAAATAGGGGTAACTTCTATCATTATAAAGAACAAGTAGGAAAAAATGATCCGGCACCAACACCACTTCCATCCTACTACACAAAGTTTATTGGGACTGGTGGACCTGCTGTAACCCTTGCTGGTACAACTACATCTGGTGGAGGAGGTTCTGTAGCTAGTAGTTCTGGTGGAGGATCTGCATCTACAAAGAAGAAAGAAGGTGGAGGTGGTTTTGGAGGACTTCTAACACTTGCAAAGATGCAGAAAATATCTAGAGGTTCTAGTTCTTCCACATCTAGTTCTAGTTCTTCCACATCTAGTGCATCTTTAGGATCAAAACCATCACCACCTACACCACCTGCACCACCAACTAAAGCAGCACCAAAAGTTTCGGTTGTCAATTCTGGTGGAGCATCATCAGGACAACAAACTCCTATTTCTGAAACTGGTTCTTATGTTCCATCCGTGCCATTGTCACCTACTTCTCCAGAAAAGAAGGCTGTTCTAGGGATAAGTTAAGATATGGCAATACCAGCACTACTAGGAGGAGCAGCAAGAGCAGTGGGAGGACAGATGGTTAAGTCTGGTGGAAAAGCTGCTGCGGGTAAAATTTTAAATCGTAAAGATAATAAGAAAAAGAAATCTTCTATTGTAAAGGGAAGTGATGAACAACAGAATCAAGAAGGTAAGAAGAGTGGTGCTCTAGCAATAAGACCAAAGACAACTTTGATTCCAGCATCTGCAGTAAAGACATCAGATACTAAAACTACTAGTGTTGGATCTGATGGTATACTTGTTACAATTTATAAGAAAGTTGTTGAGATTGATAAGTTACTGAAGGGAACTCTAGCAGAAGAGAAAGCACTTACTAAAGAAAAGATAAAGCAAGATAAGAGAGAAGATCGTGATAAGAGAGAAAGTAAATTAGAGAAGAAAAAAACTAAAGAAGAAAAGAAAGAAAAGGGATTATCTATTCCAAAGTTGAGTTTCTTTGATAGAATAAAACAATTTATTAGTAGCATCATTACCGGATTCATCCTACAGAAACTGGTTGATTTTGGTCCAGAAAAACTAGAAGGAATTATATTAGCAATCAGTGGTGGAATTGATTTTGTTGCGGATTTAATTATTGGTATAGTTGATGCTGCAGGAACATTTTTATTATGGGGACAGAAAGCATATGATGCTACTAAGGGATGGCTTGGTGATAAATTTGGAGAGGGTGCTGCTAGTGCATTTGAAGGGTTCATGTCGAACCTTAATAAAGCATTCAATCTTATAGGGATTATTGCACTAGGAGTTGCAGCAATTGATCCCTTTGATATGTTTGATGATAAGAAAAATAAAAAACCAAAACTTGACAAAAGGGGACGAGATGTAAACAAAAGAAAACAAATAAAAAAAGATTTTGATAAGATAAGGAAAGAAAATCCAAAACTTTCTAAGAAAGATGCCTTAGCTAGAGCAGAGAGACAGAATCGAGATGTAAAGAAAAGAGATAAAGTAAAAAAAGAGTTTGATAAAATTCGGAAAGACAATCCGAAGATTTCAAAACCTGATGCTCTAAAACAAGCAACGCAAGCGGTTGATGCACCAAAACCAAAAGGTTTTTTTGGTAGAATTTTTGAAGGTGCCAAAGATGTAGTTAAAAATACTGGTAAAGGATTAAATTATCTGTCTGGTGGAAACTTAGGCAAACTTGGAAATGTATTACAAAATCAATATAAAAATGCATCTGCTTTTGCAAGAAGTCAATATGATAGAGTAACTTCAACTGCAGCAAGACTGAAAGGAAAGTTTGATTCTGGTATGAAGTCCTTTCAAAATAAACTAGGGTCTTTAGCAGAGGGTGCAAAGAAACTTGTTTTGCAGAAAATTATAGATCCTTTGATGCCATTTCTTGATCCTATAATTAAAAAAGTAAAAAGTATTGGTGGCAAATTATTTCAAGCATTACAAAAAATTCCTGGGTTTGATAGTATTGCCAAGGTCTTTAAAAAATTTGGAGGGATGGGTAGTAAGAAGATGCTTGAAAAACTTGGTGCGAAAGCACTTCCAATCATTGGTGGTCTGTTTAATTTACTTTTTGCATATGATAGATTAGCAGAAGGAGATAGCACAGGTGCATTGATTGAAACTGTCTCTGCTGGTTTAGACTTTGGTGGATTAGCACCAGCATCAATGGCACTTGATGCATACATGTTTGCTCGTGATTTTGTTCCGGCAATTCAAGAGAAAGAAACTGAGATAGTAAATGGAATGGGACTTGGTGGTCTCAAGTCAATGCTGGATACTGCCGGTGCTAAACTTCCAAATCTTGGAGAACTTCTAGGAAAGATTACTGGTGGAGATAAAGAAGATAACGCAACAGTATCAGATCCTGCTGCTACTGGAGGAGGAGCATCAACATCTGGGGGATCAGGTAGTGGAAAAAGATTAGGTAATTTTGATGTCAAAAAGAGTGGTGATATTGTTAATATAGGAAAAGATCTTATATCTAAAGGATTCTCTGTTGCAGAACACCCAGACTTCACTAAAACTCCGTCACCATCTGGTGGAGCATATACTCCAGGAAAAGGATCCGTATCTAATGTTCATAGTGGTGCTGGTCACTATGATGGTAGAGCAATTGATGTTACTGATTGGAGAGGAACCCTGGAGGATTCTAAAGGAAGATATCGTAGCATTTTAGATTCAGTTTATAATGATGGTAATATGGGAAATAAACTCCTCATTCATGATAGTTGGGGAATAGCAGATGAAACAGGCAAGGACGGACCTGGAGCACACGGACACCCATCACATATGCATATTGAGGTGAAAGATAAAGGTGGTAAGATTGGTAAGGGATTGTTTGCAAACATGGGTGGTCCTGAATTTGTTTTAGATAATGATTCTTATTCTGCAATCAAAATGAAATATCCAGGATTCCTTGCTGCATTAAATGCTGCAGATGGTGCAGGAGCTTTAAAGGTATTAGAAGCATATGCATCATATGAGCAAGGTGGAGAATCAACTGTTATTATAAATCAGAATCAAATTCCTGCTAGTATGATGCAACAAAAACAATCACCATCAGCGGCAATTGTTATTCCTGTTGGAGTTGATGATTCTTTTCCTAGTACTTATCAAGGAAGTTAAATAGATATACGAGGTAATATTAAATGTCAGACGCAGTAACACCAAGGTCATCTACACCATCTCTACCAAGAACAATTACAATTACTTCTAATGAAGATGAAAGTAAGACATCTGATTTAGTTGGTGGATTAATATCTATTGCATACTTTGAGAGTTTGATGAGTGATACACTCAGGGCAACTATCACATTCACTGATACGGGTGTAAATAATTCCAATAATATTAAAGAAAGTATATTAGAAGGACTTCCTATTGTAGGACAAGAGAAAGTTGTATTAAAGTTTGAAGATAATAATAAGGTTACTATTGGTGATAAACCTGAACTAGTGATGTATGTTAATAAGGTCACACCCATATCTGACGACACCAGAAAAACTCAAATTCAACTTGATCTAGTTTCAGCAGAGTTTATAAGAAACGAGAAGGCAAGAATTACAAAAAGATATGATGGAAAAATATCAGATCATGTCAAGCAACTTCTGACTGAAGGTAATTGTATTGGACTTAAAACTAAAAAAGATGTTAGTGATATAGATGAGACACTAAACAACTATAATTATATTGGCAACAATAAGAAACCATTTTATATTATCAACTGGTTGTCAAGAAAATCAATTTCAGCACAAAATCAAAAGAAAGGAAAGAGTGCAGGATACTTTTTCTTTGAGACTGCAGACGGATTTCATTTTAAATCTATTGATAGTTTGTTTGCACAAGAGCAAAAGAAATCAATCATCTTTAATGAAACTCCAGGAATACCTGAAGGTTATGATATAAAAGCATTAGAATACTCAAAGGATAATAATGTGAATGTCCAGAACAAGTTGAAGATGGGTGCCTACTCTACAAGAACAGTGTTGTTTGATCCATTCACCACATATTATGAAGTTGTAACTGCTAATGCTAAAGGTGATGATGGAAATGAAGATGATTTAAAACTTGGTGGAAAAAAACTACCCAAACTTAATGATGAATTTAATTGTCCAGGAGCAAATAAAGAGTTTACAAGAACAACTTACTACCTCCTTGATAAAGGAACATTAGCAACTGGTGATACAACCCAACAACTTGAGAAGAAAGATGAACAGAACTTTGAGTATAAGGAGATTTTAAACCAGTCAATCATGAGATATAATCAGTTCTTTTCTTCTATGGCTAATGTCACGATTCCAGGAGATTTCTCCCTTCATGCTGGAGAGATGGTATACTTAGATGTACCACAACTGGAGGAGAAAAAAGCAGAGAATGTAAGCAAGCAAAATAGTGGACTATATATTATAGCAGGCCTTACGCATTACATTCACGTAACTGAAGGAACTTTTACCAAACTATCTTTAGCAAGAGATTCATTTGGTAAGACTGGAAAACCAAGCAAAACTAGTATAACAAATTAAAAATGGAAAGTGTAGAAAAGCATATTGAAGTAGATAAAAAGATCCTTGAAGATCCAACTACTTCACCCCAACAACGTCGTCATATCGAAGGTGAATTAACTGAACTCAATGTCTATGTTGAGAATCATAAGAAAGATATTGAAGCAGGAGATCATCATGATCCCTCTCCATTAGAACTCTATTGTGAGATGGAACCAGATGCTGATGAATGTAGGGTATACGAGGACTGATGGAAGGAGGATCACTATTTAATCCTGGATTTCTTGGATCAAACTTTTCGTGGTGGGTCGGGCAGATTGCTGACGACTCTACCTGGAGAGATAATATTAATGCAGGAAAATATCCAGATAAAAATAGTATTCCTGGATGGGGTAGAAGATATAAGGTAAGGATTATTGGTCTTCATGACCAGGGACAAGAAACAATCCCCGATGATCAATTGCCTTGGGCAAATGTAATGTATCCCATCACTGCGGGTGGTGGACAGACAGCATCCAAGGCAACACCAAATCTCCGACAAGGAAATATGGTGTTTGGATTCTTCCTTGATGGACAGGACCAACAAGTTCCTGTCATCATGGGAGTTCTTGGCAACAACTCACAGACAGCACTAAATCAAAAAATTGGAACCAGTAGAGTTACAAATACAACTCCTGGAACTTTAGCAACATCTGGATATGCTGATGGTGCTTCTCCACCAAAAGGAAGTGCAAAACCAACCCCACCTGCAAGTGATCTAGCAGTTAAACAACCAGCAAAAAAACCAGCACCACCACCAACAACTTCTGCACAAGATGCTGCTGAAGATGCAGCTGCCCAAGTTGGTCTAGATGCAATTGATAAAGATAGAGCAGCAAGAGCAGCAAAAAGAAAAGCAGCACCAAAAGAAGCAGGACCTGGAGCGGCACCAGCACCTGGTGCAACAAATGAAAATGCAGATGGGATACATCAAACAACTGCCGCAGATACTAAACGTCAAGCAAAGTGTGATGAGAAAATTGTTCTTTTAAAACCAGATCCCCAAGAACATGTACCTTCTGCACTTAAAGGTATTCAAACTGCGATTGATAATTTAACCACTAAGATTGATTCATATCTTCAAGCAATTCAAAGTTATGTTGATGCTGTCACTAATACAATTAGTGATCTACAAGCACTGATGAAAAGTTTTGCAGACGAGATGGCAAAATATATGAAAGTCATCTTTGATAAGGTTATGGAATTTGTGATGAAGACTTTAAATAAAGCACTATCAAAAGTTGTAGCAGCACTTCCTTCAAGTATGAGATATCAATTCTCTGATATGAAGCAAGTATTTACTGATTTAATTCGTTGTTTATATTCGAAAATGACTGATGGTCTTGCTGATAAAGTTTTAGGAGCTCTTGCTGGTGCTATAGACATACCAGGACTTATCAAAGAAGCAACTGATAGAGCAACAAAGGGTGAGGATGAAAATGGATATCCTGCTGGAGCAACTACAAATCCATACGTTCCGATGTGTACTGCAGAAACAATCACTGCTCAAGTATTAGCAGGATCAAGACCGGAAATAGATGGTGCTAATAATAATTTGGTAGATAATTTAAATTCATATATGGAAGATATAAATGATACTCTTGCTGGAATTGCAGATGTCACTTCACTTTTGGATGTTAAAAATTTAATTCCAGATATTGGTGGAAGTATAACTTCTGCACTGTCATTTACAAATATTAAATTAAATGTTTTTGGTTGTGAAGCAACACCAACTATTGCTGCTTCTGACTTCTATACATTCTGTCAGGGTGGTGATGCACAG